ACCAAATCACCGCGCCCCTACAAGGCCGAGTATGAGAAGCAGAAGGAGCGGGGCGAACACCCCGATCGCATGGAACGCCAACGTGCGCGGCGAAAAGTGGATGCCAGTTCCCCCGACTTGAACAAGAACGGCAAGGCCGACAAGCGTGAGGGCAAGGACATCGACCACGTAAAGATGTTATCCAAAGGCGGCTCAAACGCTACTGGGTTACGCATCGTGTCGGTGGCTAAGAACCGCGCCCGTAATGGTCACAGCACAAAAGAAAAGGGCGGGAAAACCCCTACTTGACGCGCCCTGCGCGTTCGGTTAGATTACAAGTTCGATGGCGACGAGAGCGAGTGGGACACCCACTTCGCTCCGTTATGCCGTTTGCGCCACGGAGAACGAATTGGAAATCATAGACAACAAAGCCCTTTTGTTGACGCTGCGTAACCCGCATCGCGTCACTACTGTCATTCCCAAGAGTAGGGAACTCCCTAACAATCAAGTGCTGGTGCATTGGGGTTTGGACGAGGCGCAAGTCCTCAAGAACTTACACGTAAAAAACGTGCCATCACCCATCATGGGACGCTACGATTGGCCGGGTCAGTACAAGCCGTTTGACCATCAGAAAATAACCTCTGCATTCCTCACCATGAACCGCCGTGCGTTCTGCCTCAACGAGCAGGGCACAGGTAAAACAGGGTCAGTCATCTGGGCGGCGGACTACCTCATCAAGACAAAGCGAATTCGCAGGGTGCTGGTGATATGCCCCCTGTCCATCATGGACTCAGCATGGAGGGCCGACCTGTTCAAGTTCGCTATGCATCGGTCAGTTGATATTGCGTACGGTGCTAGGGAAAAGCGCAAGGGCGTCATCAACAGCACAGCCGAGTTCGTCATCATTAACTACGACGGGGTGGAGATTGTTGCCGACGACATTGCCAAGGCAGGGTTTGACCTGATTGTGGTTGACGAGGCGAACGCCTATAAAAACGTACAGACCAAGCGGTGGAAGACGCTCAACTCGTTGGTCAAGGCCGACACATGGTTGTGGATGATGACAGGAACACCCGCCGCTCAATCGCCCCTTGACGCATACGGCCTTGCCAAGCTGGTCAACCCACAGAACGTACCCAAGTTTTTTACGACCTTCCGCGACATGGTGATGACCAAGCTGAACAACTTCCGCTGGATACCCAAAGCGACCGCCACACAGACAGCGTTTGACTGCTTGCAGCCCGCCATCCGGTTCACCAAAGACGAGTGCCTTGACCTGCCTGAGATGACGTACACAAAGCGGCGTGTCGAATTGACCAAGCAACAAGAACGCTACTACGGCATGCTCAAGAGCCGTATGGTGGTGCAGGCTGCGGGCGAGGAAATTACATCAGTCAACGCCGCCGTGAACATGTCCAAGCTGCTGCAAATATCCTGCGGTGCGGTGTACTCTGATTCGGGCGAGACTTTGGAGTTCGACATCAAGAACCGCTACAACGTGCTCACCGAAGTGATTGACGAGTCCAGTCAGAAGGTGCTCGTGTTTGTGCCGTTCAAGCACGTGATAAGCATCCTGCGCGACAAGCTGAACGCTGACGGGTACACGACTGAGGTGATTAGCGGGGACGTACCTGTGGGCAAGCGCACCGACATCTTTAACCGGTTCCAGACCGAGCCGAATGGAACCAAGGTGCTGGTCATCCAACCCCAAGCCGCCGCGCACGGCGTGACCCTCACAGCCGCCAATACCGTGGTGTGGTGGGGGCCGACATCTTCCCTTGAGACCTACGCCCAAGCCAACGCCCGTGTCCATCGTTCGGGCCAACGTCACCCATCTACAGTGGTACAGCTTGTGGGGTCAGGTGTAGAAAGACACGTTTACAACTTACTAGATAATAAAATAGACGTTCACTCAAAAATGATTGATCTTTATAAGGAAATACTTGAATAAGTGGTAAAACACCACTATAATAAAAACCCCAACAACAACCGGAGAACGAAGTGACAGACGAAGTAACCCCCCCGCCCCCTGCCGTACCGCCCGAGAAGCTGGTCAAGGTGTACCTCAAGATGAGGGCTAAGCACGATGAGGCGCGGGTAGCGTATGAGACCGAAGAGAAGAAGCTGAAGGAGCAGATGGACAAAGTAAAGTCCGCGCTCTTGGAATTTTGCAAGTCCCAAAACGTAGACAGTGCACGGACAACCGAAGGGCTGTTCTACCGCACCGTCAAGGTGAATTACTGGACGAACAACTGGGAGGCCATGCACAAGTTCATCGTTGACAACAACGCACCGCAACTACTGCATGAGCGCATCCACCAAACGAACCTCAAAGAGTTCCTTGAGGCCAACCCTGACTTGCTACCACCGGGACTCAATGTGGACAGCGAGTACACCATAACCGTACGGAGAAAGTGATGGACAAACCCTTTGTGCCGATTGAAGAATTGGCTAAGCACTTCACGGTTTCGGTATCCACGGTTCGCGCTTGGGTGCGACAGGGGCACATACCCAAAGACACGTATCTGAAGATTGGTAACACCTACCGCTTCAACTTGTCCAAGGTCGTAGATGCCCTGTCGAACACGCCCAAAGACGAACCGGAAGTACCGAAGACTGAAGACCCCCGAGCGCCTGTTCAACTTGAACTGGCTTTCAATGACCCCAACGAAGACATGTAACTGGAGAAACGAAGATGAGTAACGAAATGACCCTGTTTGGTACACCAAGCAACGCCGCCCTCGCCCTGTTGGGCAACATCGAAGACAGCTTGACGAGTACGATTGCTGGTAGCGCCGGTGGTGGCAACAAGCGTATTAGTATTGAAGGAAGTGTGTTCCGCGAGTACGTGGGCGGTAAAGAAGTCCGTGTGAGTGAAGACCGTGCGATGAAGATAATCATCATCAACGCCGCACCCGTGTCCCGTATGTTCTTTGAAGGTACGTACGTCAAGGGCCAGAAGACCAAGCCCACGTGCTGGTCGAGCGATACGCAGACCCCTGACAGGGCCGTACCCGAAGACCAACGCCAGTCTAAGTTCTGCAAGGATTGCAGCCAGCACATCAAGGGCTCCGGTCAAGGTGACACCCGTGCATGCCGCTTTCAGCAGCGGATTGCCGTGGCGCTGGACAAAGAACTGGACAAGGGCGCTGTGTATCAGATTACCTTGCCATCCACCAGCGTGTTTGGCGATGCGGACGGTAAGAAGATGCCCCTGCAAGCATATGGTCGCCACCTCAAGGCGTACAACACCCCTGCGATTTCCATCGTGACCGAGATGCGTTTTGACATTGGCAGCGCAACACCCAAGCTGGTGTTTAGCCCCGTACGTGCTTTGGATGAGGACGAACTCAAGATGGCCGTTGAGTTGCAGAACCACCCCGACACCATCAAGGCAATCACCATGAACGTGTCTCAGATGGACGGTGTAATTCCTGCACCTGCGCCGAAAGCTGAGATTGCCGCACCTGCACCGAAAGCAGAAGCTAAAACCGCGCCGAAAGCTGAGAAGGCAGAGGATGTGCCTGAGCCAATCAAGGTAACCAAGAAGTCCGCACCCGCTGCGGAGCCGAAGTCCGAGTTGAGCGATATTGTTGGTGACTGGGACGACTGATTAGTTTTAGGGGGTGGGGTCGCCCCCCACCCTTTTTTTCAGTTATCTCATCCACTCTAACTATCGGCGGCTATGGAAACAACATTATTTCTAAAGTCGGTGTTGGGGGATGAAGGGCACTACTGCATTTTTGCTGCTCGGTCATCTGACGAGCGTAAGGTACAGAAGTTCTACGACAACCTCGATGCCGCAATCCATGCTGCCCACAATTTAGATGCCGAGGGGTATGACACTTATTTTGCGTTGGGTACTTTTGACCAAGCCGGTTCTCGTAAGGTACCCAATGTAAAACAACTCCGGTCATTTTTCCTCGACCTTGATTGTGGGCCAAGTAAAGACTACGCGACACAGGGCGACGCCCTTGCCGCTTTGCGGAAGTTCTGTAAAGAACTTACCCTGCCACGACCGACCGTCGTAAATTCTGGGCGGGGTATCCATGCCTATTGGCCGCTGACCGCGCCGGTTTCACGTGAAACATGGGTGCCTGTTGCAGAGCAGTTCAAACGCCTGTGCGCCAAGCAGGGACTGCGGAGCGACCCCTCCGTGACTGCGGATGCGGCGCGGGTTCTGCGGGTGCCTGAGACCCGTAACCACAAAGCTGACCCACCCCTGCACGTAGGGCTGGTAGGTGAGGCGGGCGCGACTGTGGGGTTCGATGAGTTCCGCGATTTGCTGGGGGACGACTCCAACATATTGGCTAACGCTAAGAAGTACACCCCACGTGAGCAAGACGCAATGATGCAAGCCCTATCGGGCAGCTTTGTCAGTCGGTTCAAGACGATCTTGATTAAGACCATGAGCGGCAGCGGGTGCGAACAACTCAAGGAAGTAGTCAACAACCAACCGAATATCTCTGAGCCGCTGTGGAGGGCTGGGCTGTCGATTGCCAAGTTTTGCGTTGACGGGGGCGTGGCTATCCACAAGATTTCTACCAAGCACCCTGAGTATTCCCATGAGGTAACCGAACAGAAAGCTGACTCCATCAAAGGCCCGTATCTGTGCGCACGTTTTGACGAGTACCGTGCAGGGGTGTGCCCTGACTGCAAGCATTGGGGCAAGATTAAATCGCCAATTAGCCTAGGCCGCGAAGTGCAAGAGGCCGACGAAGAAGACAACATCGTTATACAGAAGCCGCTGGACGTAGTGGCGGCAACACCAATTAGATACGTAATCCCCAAGTACCCGCACCCCTACTTCAGAGGGAAGAGCGGCGGGGTGTTCAAGCATTCCAAGAACGCCGAAGGCGAAGATAAAGATGTGCTGGTCTACTTCAACGACCTGTATGTCATACGGCGTATCAAAGACCCCGAAGCGGGGGAATCCTTGGTGATGCGTTTGCATCTACCAAAAGACGGGGTACGTGAATTCACCGTACCTCTGGCCTCAGTAGGCACAAAAGATGAGTTCCGCAAACACCTTGCATCCCAAGGCGTAGCAGTCCTTAACGTACAAGAAATAATGGAGTACACAATGAGATGGGTAAACGAATTGCAATTTAGTACCGAAGCCGATGAAGCATGTCGGCAATTCGGATGGGTGGATGACAAGCACGAGTCCTTTGTCGTTGGCAATATGGAAGTGTTCAAAGACCGTGTTGAGATTAGTTCACCCTCAGTCGCCACCGTGGGGCTGTTCCCTATTTTTAAGGCCAAGGGTACGCTGGATAAGTGGAAGCAGACGATGGAGTTCTACAACCAGCCGGGCATGGAGTTGCACCAATTCATGTTTGGGCTTTCGCTAGGCTCCGTGCTGATGGAGTTCCAACCGATTAACGCCGCTGCTTTCCACGCATGGAGCAAGGGCTCCGGTTTGGGTAAGACCACCGCCATGTATGCCGGTGCATCAATATGGGGCGACCCCGATCTGCTGGTGATGCAGGAGCGCGACACGTTCAATTCCAAGATGAACCGTGCAGAGGTGTACAAGAACATCGTTTGCTACATGGATGAGTTGACCAACACCAAGCCGCAAGACCTGTCGGACTGGGCGTACCAACTACCTAGCGGGTTACAGCGTAACCGTATGGGGCCAAAGGGTAACGTCGAGCGCGTACGGGGTAAGCCATGGAAGACTCTGTTTGGCACCACGGGTAATACGTCAATGCTTGAACGCATTGCGCTGTTCAAGGCGTTGCCCCAAGCGGAAGCCCAGCGTGTACTGGAGTGCCGTGTAGAGCCAGTGAAGTTTGCTACCAAGGCCGAGACCGATGTGTTCAGCGCCGCCATCAAGGACAACTTTGGGCATGCGGGGATTGTCTACCTACAGTACGTGTTGAACAACTTGGATGCGGTCAAGGAACTTGCCATGACCGTGCAACGCAAACTTGATTCGGCGTCGAGCCTGTCCGCTGAGAACCGCTACTGGTCTGTCTTGGCCTCACGCCCTATCGCTGGGCTGATGCTGGCTAAAAAGGCGGGCCTCATCAACTGGCAGATCGCCCCCATCGTGCAGTGGATTGTTGGGGTGATGGCCGAGGCTAGAGCCATGGTAGGTGAGATGAGCGTGAACGTCGAGGCGCAGTTAACCGACTACATGGCCGAGCACTACAACAACATGCTCCGTATCAAGTCAACCGACGACGCCCGCAAGACAGCGGGGGACTTGGACAAAATCATTGTGCCCGACGGGTCGCCCCGTGGGACGCTTGTTGCGCGATACGAATACGATGTACGCAAGCTATACCTGCTCATCAAGCCCCTTAAAGAGTGGTGCGGCAAGCAGCAGATCAACTACGCTGGGCTGGTGGATGGGTTGAAGACCGGACGCACCAAAGCCCATAAAGAGAAAGTCCGGTTGGGTAAAGGCACCCACATCAACCTGCCGCCAACCGATGTCCTCGTGCTGGACTGTTCTGGATTTATGGACGATGAAACTGAGCAAGTTTTGGCGACAACCGCCGCGCTGTTCGAAAAACAGAATCAGGTTTGACGATCTCGCACCCGACGGGGTGCGTATCGTTATTGACTGGGACAAGTTCTTTGTGGGGACTTCTGTGTTCATCCCTTGCATCAACACCCTAGAACTTGTACGGCAGGTTCACCAGATAACAAGCCACTGGGAGTGGGTCATGCACTACAGGCCCGGAGTCGAGAGTGGGCGCTGGGGGGTTCGCATTTGGAGGCGGCTGTGATAGGATTCACCCCGACAGGGCTCCTGTCACTTCGTTCTCCTTGGTTAAGAGTTAGCCCCCGCCATAACAAGCGGGGGCTTTTTTACTCGTCGCTGAACAGCCCACCGTCAAACTCAGCCGCATCTTGTATTAACTCGTTGCGCATGTTTTTGTTGAACAGGACACCGTTGTACATCTGCTGCGTTGTTCTCTGGTGTTGCGCCATAGAGTTTTGAACCGTCTCCGCCGTAATAGCAAAAGCTGGATGCTTGGCGCTGAACTTGAGCATATCGTCCACTGCATCGGACATCCCCTCGGAGTCACCGCTACGCGCTGAGATGTAGTATTTTTGCAGAATCTTGGTGCGTTCCTTCGTAGCCCTACGGTCTTTGGTTTTCTCAAAGGCGTTAATTTCCAACTGGCGGGTGTACTCGGCGGGTGCAAAGCCAAAGAACTGGGCAGTGACATTTGCAGGGGTCATCTCGCCGGTAATGGGGTCACCACGCAGGGTGTTAGCGCCCTCGGTTGCAAACCGGATACCCTTAAATCCATTGGCAATACCTGCGGGGAGCATGCGTTCCAGACCACGTTCGGTCTCACCTTCGTTAATCAGCTTGACGCCCTGTTGAATTCGGTCGGCTACGCCATAGACAGGGCCACCTATAAGCTGCATGAACGCCAGAATTGCATTGTCTTGCTCCTTGTACCCCGTGCTGCTAATCAGTAGGTCAGACAAGCCGATACGGTTGGCAACGGCAGTGCCAGTCAGGTAGTTGACCGCACCGTTAAACAGACCCTCGCCAAGATACTTACGTGCGGCGGTTTCAGCATCGTCTTCGTCGTCGCCTTTGAATAGGTTGTAGACAGCAGCCATGATGCCGAACATCGGTATTCCCTGCACCCCAGCCATCAGCCCAGCGGATGCGTAGATACCGGCAATCTGGCGCATAGCGGCTGCACGGACTTCTTTGTCCTCAGACTGCATGGCCTCGCGTGCCGTCTTGAACATCATGTAATACATGGAAACACCGTACCGCTTGTACATGAACAAGATTTTGCCCAACGAGTTCTTTGCCAGCAGGGGTGCGCTGCCAGCCGACGCGCCACCGTTCATCAATTCTGAAGTCTTGACTGCCTGCTCCGCAGCCGCAGTACGTGCGGCGCTGTCTATCTTCTTGCCAGCCTTCTCCATACGTGCAAGTTCAAGCTCGTAGGTTGCAATGAGGGAGACTTGGCGGTTCATACGTTCGCCGTGGTGAAAGATAAACCCCGACCATGCGTTCACACGGTTCAAGGCAGTGGACTTATTGTCCATGTCCAAGATGTCGTGCGTCATTGAGCGGCTCAGCAAGCCGTAGTCCTCGGCAACTGTGGACAACTCTTTGAGGCGCTTGATGTTTTCCGGTACGCCTTTGGCGTCAAAGTCATAGTTGTCCAGCGAGAAGCCAGCACTCAATTCAATCTTGGATTTACCGTCTGCGGTAGGCACCGTCATCTCGGCGTTGCGCTTGAGCCCGCTGCCAAAGAACAGCCGTGTAGCCGACCCAATAGCTTTGGCGGTCTCGGAGTATCCGTACTTACCACCAAGGTAAGGCATCATCACCAACGGCACCTGCGACATGTTGACGATTGCAGACGACACGTTGAAGCCCAGCGTCCAGCCAAAGGCGGTAGATGTAAGCGCCTTAGACCATGGGGAGATGTTGGGGCTGACCAGCGTCTGGATGTGGTTGGTCAACTCATCAGCCATAGCGCGGGCACGCTCGGTGTTGTTGTTCGTCTTAACGTGTTCGTCAATCTCATCACGCAGTTGGTACATCTTGCTGCTGTACTCAAGGTTGGCCAGTTGGTGGGCCATACCAATCGAGCGGGTGTAGAAAGCAGCAGGTGCGTCAAAGCTAAAGCCGGGCGTGTTCTTACGTTTGCGGAACGCTTGGGCAAACGACGACTCGGGCAGCGACGATACAAACAAGCGCATGACTTCATCGGTCACCTCGGGGTCAACTTTGTTCGCTTCCAACGTGCGCAGGAGAGAGTTCACAAACGACGTAGGGGGCGCATCGCGGTAGGTCTTCTTGGAACCGCCAGTGAAACGCTGGATGTTTTTGGCAGTGCCTTCTTTCTCCAACTCCTTAACCGCACGCTCACGCTCCACCGAGGTTTCGTAGTGTTCAACGAAATGCTCCACATTGCCATCGCGCCCTTTGCCGTCGTACGACAAGCGGTAGTCGCCAGCACGTGTCAAGGGGAAGTACGGCTCAATCCTGCCCTTGGTAGCAAGGCGTTGGTAGATTTCCGTCTTGAGTTTCTTGGCATCCTCTTTGTCAGAGACCGAGGCGTCAATACGGTTGAACAGCAGGTTCAGCAAGTCCTCATAGGTCTTGGCATACGAGTCACGCATCTGCTTGTAGATGTTCTGCCCCTCTGGGCCTAACTTGCTCCACTGCGATTGCAGGTCGTCCCAAACCTTTTGCTTGTCGATGCCGCTCTCGGACTGCTTGCCTTTGTAATCGGCGCGAGGCTTGGACGGGTCAACCTGCTCCAACGTGCTGTTGGCGATGACATCATTCAGTATGGCTTCTTTCTCGGGGTTGCCCTTCACCCAGTTCTGGATGTTCTGCATGGTGGCTTCAGCAGCACGTTTGCGCTTGTCAATTGCACCACTCCAACGCTTCTCCAACTCATCAAGTTTTGAAGCCATCGGGATGTCTTTAGTCGCAACCTCGGTCAGTGCGTTCAACGGCAGACTGCGCAGCACCAGCTTCTTGACAGCAGAGGGTATCCCCTCACGGAACAACTCATAGATGCCACCAACAATATCGTTGCCCATGACCGGCATTGACAGGATTCGGTCGTCCAAAGACTTGAACGCCGCAGAACCTTTACCGAGCAACGATGCAGAGTACAGCGCACCTACATCGCGGGAATCAGGGGCGGGGGACAGAATCTGATTGACTAGAAGATCAGAAGCGTTGAGTGCCGTGTTCAACCCTTTGGTGTCTTTGCCCATGATCGAGCGCACGAGGTTGTGGATGACGTGCTTGAAGCGTTGCCATGCAGTGATGGCCTCGCCCTTGGGGTTGATTGCCGATAGCTTTTGCTGGAACTCGGGGTTGCTGAAAGCCTCTGCAACAAACTCATCCAAAGACTTTGCGCCGTATGCTGTGTCCAACGAGTCCTTGACGTTGTTGTAGAGTTCTGTAAGTTGTTTGGTTACAGCATGCGACTTGTTCGCCAACACATGTGATGTAGCGGCATGTACCGACTCATGCAATAACGTGTGAAGATTCAGGCCGTCTTTGGGGTCAAGTTTGATTGTGTCTGTCTTTGGGTCGTACAGGCCAGCAACCGGCTTACCGTCGGCATCCTTAAGCCCAGACTCAAACTCAACCTTGGTCTTGCCGATTGCTGTGCTTAATTTTTTAGCAACTTCGGATGCACGGCCAAGACCTTGAGTGCCAACCATGCGCAGGGCTTCGCGGAGGTCACCTGCTTGCAGCGCATCGCGGACAGCGGGATGCATAGGCATCGACAGCACTACCGCGTCCTTAGCAAGTTCCAGCTTCTCTTCTTTGAACTGCTCGGTGGTAGCCCGTGCCAATTCTTGCTGCACGATGAACTGTGAATGGCCCCTACGCGATTCGGCTTCAGAAACAGTAAAGTATTTCTCAAGGTTCTTGATGAACGCCTTGATGTCCGCTGTGCTCAACGATTCGTAGAACGACTTGGCGTAGCTGCCACCACTCAACGGGACAATGGAAGTAGTAATGCCCTCACGCCCAAACGCAACCTCGGGGATTTCCCCTTTGCGCAACTGCGCCGTGATCTCGTTGAGTTTGCCTATCTTGGTCAGCAGCTTGAACTTCTCAAACATGGCGATGTAAACATCGTATGCAAGGTACTCAATGGCCTTGCCACGGTTAACTTCCGCAATCTGCCCGTATGCACCAAACTGCGCGGTGCGCTTGGGCTTCTCGGTCTTAGGCTCAGCCTTGGCTTCCGTTTTGGCTTCGGTCTTGGGCTCGGTCTTAGGCTCGGTCTTAGGCTCAGCCTTGGCTTCGGCCTTTAGTGGAGCGGGCTTTCCAGCTTCTCCTGCTCCAGTGCTGCCAGCAGGCTTCCCAGTATCCACCAGTCCCTTGGGCCTAGTCTCTTTAGGCTGTTTGGCATCAGCAGGGGCTGCCGTGCGTCCCGGCTTTCCATCCGCTTTACCACTTCCAGCGCCGCCTCTATCTCCTCCAGCGTCAACTCTTCCGTCGTCGTCGTCACTTGCTCGTGCTGGTGCATTTGGCTTCTCCTTCGCTTGGGGTTTCTTCTCTTCGGTCTTGGTGGGCTCTAGTACGCCACCACGTGGGCCAAACATATTACCTTGTTTGGCCAAACCGCCGAACGCCTGCATTGCCATGCGCTCAACCGCGTCTTTGGTAGATGCGGATAAGTTAGGGTTTTCCCTAACACGCCCAAAAATGTGGGCAACGGTAGGCTGCTGGGCTGGGTCAGCCATGTCCATGTTCAGCAACTGCTTGTAGAAGCCCGACTGCTTGGGGAGGCCAGCGTTGGCCAGCACATCGGCGGTCAGCAGCGTGGAGAACGGCTTCTCTTGTTGTCCAGCAAGTTCTTCCTCGGAGAAGGCTTGGGGTGCTTTACGCTTACCGATGCCCGGAAACCCTAGCTGTTCAGGCTCACGTTGTGTCTTCTTCTCAGGCACCAGCGACTCTAGCGTGCGCAGTTCTTTCTTCTGTGTATCGGTCGTAGGTTCAGCAACGATGGGCTCAACGACGGGTTCTTCAGCCAGTCGTAAGTCGTACACACGGTTAATCAGACTGCGTTCCCGCTCGGTCAAGTTGGGGTTGGTGAATCCCTCGCGCTTAAGCGCCTGCACAAATACCTTGGGGACGTTACTGACACCCTTTTCAATGATGGGCAGCAACAATTGGAGGCGGTTGTCCTCAGTGGTCTTCTCTTGCTTGCGCTCTACCCGTCCGGTCAATTCGGCAAGGTCAGACTCAAACTTCAAGCGTTCCTTCTCGGCCTTGGCTCTAGCCTCTTCCTGTGTCCCACGGGCCGCAGTTTCTTCATCAGCCCGTTGCAATTCTTCGATTTGTTGGGATTCCAACTCATCAATCATGTCGCGGGTCTGGGTATCGCGTTGCGCGGCAGGCTCTTCAACTGCGGCGGCTTCTTTCCTAGGGGGCACAAGTTCACCAAACAAGTCGGGCTCTTGCGACTGGAACGCCTCAGTCAGCGCAGCCTGTTTACCACTCCGTGCAAAGGCGCGTTGGCCAGCGGGGAGTTCAGCGAGTGGGTCGGAAGTCCGTATGTCTTCGGCACGTTGGCCAGCAACGCTTTGTTTCTCTGCTACGTACTTGTCGTAGTCAGCCTTGTTTGTGATGACAGAACCGTCAGGCAAACCGACAGGAGTAAACGGCTCGGGTGTGTAGCCCAGCAGTTGCTGGCCGGGGGCTTTGGTTTCTGGCGGCTCTTTATCCAGACCCAACTGTGCACGTCGCGCCTTGCGGCCAATCGTCATATCAACAATCAAGCTGGCCAGCGCACCAACTCCCGCGCCGTAGGCACCTTCTTCACCGGAGCCTACAAAAATTTCTTGTTGTGGGTCGTACACGCCCTTAGCAATCAGGTTCTGCGCTACCTTTTGCGCAGCTTCGGTCAAACCTTCAACGCCGCCCCGAGCAGCGGCGGTGGTCAGTAACCCCTTGAACGCTTTAATCTGGGGTGCAAGGAGGTCAAGTAAACCGGTAGGTGCGCCGAGGGCTGTAGCGGTTGCGCGTTCGGTTTCAGTAGCACCTTTGGCTTCAGCGGCTTCACGTGCTTCACCTGCGCCAGCGGCAACGCCGAGGCCACCAGCAGCTACGCGACCAGCCAGACCAAGCGGCCCTAAAGCAAAGAACGGCAGCGTTGAACCCAAACCTTCGCTTAGCTTGCGAGTGACAGAATCTTCATAGCCCGGCGCAGCCTCAAACGGCTTCTTGGCGATGCCCGCTATCTCTTTTATTTTTGCGCGTGCGGCTTTTTCCGTGTCGTCTGGGAGTAACGAGGCGAGACCAGTTCCTGCTGTTTCAGCCAGCCCAATTGCACCGGGGACTATGCCCTTGAATGCTTCTTTGATGTTGCCGCCAATCGTGGGTTTTGGCTTGAGTAGTTCCTCACGCTCAGCGCGTAGCTTTTGCAGGCGTGACTCAATATCGGAGTCCCCTTGAGAACTCATGCGTTTTTGGACAGCAGAAATTACCTGCTGCCGTGTTGCACCTTCTGGCCCCTCAATCTCATAGAGATTACCGTCAGGGCCGGTGATCTGGTACAGCGGCATGCCCACTCCTTATTTTTTGGATTCTGCTTTTTTGAGGTCGCCAAACCCGTCAGTTGATGTCACACCAAGTTTTCGACGTGCATCTTCCAACACGGGTTCCATATCTCTACGGATTTTTGCCTTAGCTTGTTGGTGCAGTAGTTTTGCAGTTTCCAATTGGTTCTTTTGGGCGGGGTCAAGTTTGCCGCTTTGCTCAGCCATGAGCAGCATACCGTTTTGCTTAGCAAAGTCATCATCTATGCGGCGCTCAAGTTCCTGCACCCGGCTCAATGTGGCACCATACACGGTACGCGCCCTCTCTTGCGATTGCCCTTCTCGCAATGCAGCGGTAGCATCGGCGTTGACCCGCGCTTTAAGTTTTTCAACCTCGCGGTCGAGTGCTTCATCCCGAGATTTAACATCAACGCCGTAAAGACTATCCCGTGAACCTACGTCGGTGTTGTACGCAGTAGTACCGGATTGCAAACCTTGCCGTTGCGATAGGCTACCTTGCTCATAGGCTTTCTGGCCTGCCCCAATGCCTTCTTTGACGTTAGCACGGTCAATGTCAATTAGACCAGTACGGGCTTTTTGCACATCACCAAACTCTTTCAGCTTAGCAGCACGTTGGGCAGCGTCATAGTCCATAGCAGTTGCAGCCCCACCACCAAGTTCGCCGTAGCGACGACCACCGGCACCAATTAAGAACCGTTTGAGTCCTTCCTGACGTTGCCGCTCGGGGTCGTATTGTTCTCCATACATCTGTTGGAGACCCGCAATACCTTCGTTGTACACATTGCGCTGTTCAGGGCTAAGCGCCATCTTGTCTGTAATGCGTTTTTCTTCCTTAAGCTGTTCTGCGCCCGCGTCGATCTGGGCGCTTTTAAGCGCAGCCGCTTGCAATTTAGTACCAAAATCACCTTGTGGTTTAACCTCGCCGAGAGTAACTGCGGGGGGAGCACCGGGCAGGGTCAGAAGGCCAGCAGGAGCGGCAGCAGGGGCAGGGGCAGGGGGGCGCGGTACAGGAGGCGCAGCGGGGGGAGGCGCAGCAGGAACAACAGGTGCGCGAGGTGGCACAGCGGCTTGAGGGCCAGCGGCGGCGGTTGCTTGCGCTTCGGATACTGCGGCAGGGGCGCGTGCAGGAGCCTGCGCTTGTTCAATACGCGCAGCAGTGCCTATTGGGGCGTCCTTAGAGATAAGTTTGTTTGCGCCTGCGGCGGCCATTTCAGCAGCGTAAATTTTTTCAGCGGCTTGCAGGGCGTCCTGCGCGGCCTGCAATTCTGCTTGTGCGGCTTGGAAACCTGTAGGGTCTTTTTGTCGTTGGCGCAAACCATAGGTATATAGCTTTTGCTGCGCAGCTTTGCGGCGTTCCCGCGCTGCGTCCACATCACCACCCGCAGAAAAGCCAACTGCGCCACCTTCAGCGTACCCAACGATACCGCCCGCAGCCATAGCTTGGGGTTGTGCAGCCATAGCAGCACCGGGTGCACTGGCAACGCCACCCATCATCTTCTGCATCATCTCTTGCTGCTTGCTAGCTTGTTGCTCTGCCGTGTCGCCACGCTGTTGGGCAAGCTCATTCTTGGTCATGTCAGTGACCTCTTTCTCGCGCTGCTGCGCTACCGTCATGCTAGCTTCGCCGTTCTGGGCTTGCTGCTGGGCCATCTGCATCTGCATCTGGCGGGCGGCGGCATCTTTTTGCGACTTGATTTTCTGAAGCGCAAGCAAGTCCAATAGGTCTTGGCTCATTGCATAGCGTTGTTCCAAGGGTTTGGTGTTGCCCATGTACGCCGAAACGCGGTCATCCACGCTGCCAAGTCCAGCCATTGGGCTGGCTTTATTGGGGGATGGCGCAGGAGGTTGACCGGGAGGTTTTTGCATGAGCCCTGCAATGCCTTGGGGGGTAGCGTTAGCCATTTGCATATTTTCTCCTTACGGCTTAGCAGGTGTAGTTGTACCAGAGCCAGTGCCGGTTGTGCCGGGCGACGTAGCTGCGGTTTTGGCTGGGCCAAACAGCCGGTCGTACAAGTCCATAACTCCGCCAGTGCTGCCAAGAATATTTGACAGGGCACTAGGTTGTGAGTACGAATAGTTTTGCGTGGCCAGCGGTAGACCTTGAAGCAGCGACTGCTGATATTGCACCTGCTTGTAGGGAAACTCGCGCTGGTTCTCAAATTCTTTGACATCGGCAGTAATGCCTTGTTGCTCAATGTCTCGTTGTACTTGGCCAGCTTCGCCTTGTTTCTGAAGCGCAGCCAGACCGTACTGGTTGGCAGCGTCTTGCGCAGTCTGTGCACGACCTTGCTCGGTGTTGAATTGATTCATTGCTTGGGTGTAAGCATCTGAATACCCCTTGCCTGTAATGCCCGCAAGGTTCTGCTGCAAATTGCGCTGGCCTTCGGATTCCATTAAGGCTTGACGCCCACCACCATATGCACCAGCCCTAGTTGCCGCAGACCGGTTGGCTAGTTCTTGAATTTGCGCTTGGCGTCTGGCTTCCTCAATCTGCGGGTTAAGCGCCGCAGTCAAGTAAGGGTTCATGTAGTTCTGTGCTTCGGTAGCACCAAACGTCTTAGGTGTAAACGCGCCCATCTGATCGGTGGGTATGGTCAGTCCAGCAATGCCTTGGAAAGCTGTTTTCTGAAGGTCAGACTCCCCAGCAGTGAGTGGGCCACCGTAGGCTTGATAGCCCTCATTGGACAACGCTTGGCCTTTGCCGAGCATGTTGGTGACGTAATCCCCCGCCCAGTTAGAGAGGGAGGACTCAGTGCCCGTTTGTTGGCCAACGCCAGTATTAGCGTTCAGCGCTGCCGCGCTGGTGGTTAGGGGGTCTGCTGCCATGATTTACCTCACTTACGCTAAAAATTTATCGGGGTTGATTTGCTTACCTTGCTTAGTCGTCCCCGTGCGAGCTTTGCGAATTTTGTCCATCATCGCATACAGGCGCTGTGCACCCGCTTCTGAGTTTCCATTGCCTAGGTGTCCAACTACGTCTGCGGGAATAACGAATTCGCCGTGACTCAATCGGGCTTTTTGGTTCCCATCAATACTGGCTGGAATTTTATCCGCCATACCGTCAGTTGCGCCATTTAAATATCGGCCTTTGGCCATGTCTGCAATACCCCCCGCTGCGTATGTTGGCACCGGTAGAGCCTCGATTACTTTGG